TGCACTAAATCCTTTAAACAATCTGCCAGGTAATTCTGTAAAGAATTTAATCAGGTTCTTAAATCCTTCTATTACATTGACTGGCAATTCTTTGAAGAATTTAATTAGGTTCTTAATGCCTGCCATTAAATTGTCTGGCAGTTCTTTGAAGAATTTAATTAGGTTCTTAATGCCTGCCATTAAATTGTCTGGCAGTTCTTTGAAGAATTTAATTAGGTTCTTAATGCCTGCCAATAAAGACTCTTTAAGTCCTTTAAATATATCAACTAAAGTATCAAAAAATGTTTTTGTTTTCTTATTGTCGGCTAATGCGTCTGCTGCTTTGGCGGCGGCGCCGGCGACTTTGGCGGCGGCGCCGGCAGGTAATACTGAATTTAAAAGTTTCTTTAAAATAGAATCTTCAACTTTGTCTTTGTTTACATTATTTAAACTAAGCGCAAGTATTTTCTTAAGAGTGTCGTCAATACTGTGTAGAGTACCTAGCATATCGCTAGTTATTCTCATTTGCTCATTAGAGTTTTCTTCTGCAAACTGTCTATCATGTAGGCGTTGTTCGAAATCTCTTCTTTGTAGTGAAACTTGACTATCTAACGCACTTTGAATGCCTTTCATAGCAAGTCCAAAGCCCGCAGGATTAGCAGACATAAAAGCTGCCTTTATGCCTGCACCAAAGCCTGACACTGATTTTTTTATACTATCAGCAAGTTTAGATGTTAGATCAGCCATTTTTCTCTTTTTTTATTGTTATTATCTTCTTGAAGACCTAGATTTTTGTTTGTTTTCATTCTCTCTTTGTCTATCAGATTCTTCTTTGATAAACTGTGCGAGTAATGTAACGTATATTTCCCTCTCAAAAGGCATCATTTCTTCTAGTTCAGTTAAACTGTATTTATGATGCTGTATCAACGCAAAGTTTGTCTTATAATGATTGATTAAGTTATCATTCGACAAACTTAACCGAAAAAACTTGTCATACCCTCAAGTTCAACGTGTTCTTTACATCCACACTTAGAACATTTCCAATCAAAAGTGTGCTTTAGTTTTGGAATAGTGTTAAAGAATTCTGTCAACTTTGCAAACTGTTCTTGATTCAAATCGTTAACGAAAGTTTGAAGTTCAGCCTTAGAAGATTCTGAAGCTGGATATACAGCCTCTGCATCAAAGATATAATCAATACTGTTAGCAACAATATCAACAATTGTATCCATTTGAGATTGATCTTTACCTACAGCAGTCTTTGCAGACAAAGATACTGTAGGATATTTCAATACAATACCAATCTTAGACTCCTCATCTAACATAATTTTTAAATTATGTTTTGGATCTTTAATCACGTCAACATCCATCAAGTTCAATTTTGTTGGTGTTGCATGCGTGCATTCTACGCCGTCAGAGTTAATGCCATTTGGATGACGAAGTTGAATGTCGATAATTTCTCCAATTGATTTTGCTCTAAGCTTCAAGAAGAAATATTCTAAATCGAACATAGGCATATCGTCTACTTCAATATCATCAACTGCACAGTTATTAATAATCTGCTTAATTGCTCTAAACATTTCTGTAGGCTCTTCACTCTCAAGTGCCATAAGTAATAGTTTTTGTTCCTTAACTAAGAAAGGTCTGTATTTAACGGGTACTCCGTTTGATGGTAAAGTCAATTCAAAAATTGGCGATTTAATTTTAGGTAAAGCCATGGTGTATTATCTCCAGTTGGTGTAATAAAAAATTATATAGTATTTGTCGAATTATTAAAATTCACTATATGATATCGATATGTCATTGTGACACTAAATCTTTGGTACGTATTCTGTTCTTCCCATGTTAAGTTCATAGGACTCAGTGCGATTGGATATGCATTCATTAGCGTGTATTTAGCCAATGTCACACCCTGTTCATTCATTTGATGAATTCTAACTTCTCCAGCAGCATAATCATCATAATATCTTATGAGTCCAGATTTACTTGCGGCGGCGCCATATTCATCCGGACCATTCACAATATTGTCCATCCACACTTCAAATACTCTTCTTTCATACATATCTTCTGAAGCAATAATTTGAAGATTATGATCTGAATATGTATGATCGTATGCAAATTTCGCATTTGGTCCGAATGCTGTAGTATCATCAGAGGTGGCAATTGTTCTGCCAGGCAATTCTGTAGCTTCACATCTACATCTAAATCTAGGATTTACATCATTTGTTTCACTTAACGGAAGCTCAGTAAACCAAGATTGATTAATATTATTTATATTTGCACTGCCTCTTATGTATTGTCTATTTTGATTGTTAAATATTTTTGGTGGAAGACTAATCTCTACAAAGAAGAGATTAGGTCTTACTGGTTTTACTAACGCAGCAAAAGTTGATATACTAAACATTAGATTTTCTTTCTGCTGTCTGCCCAAACTTGTTGCGCAGTTGCTTTTTTAAACTTTTCTATTGGTAAAAATAGTGCTATATCCCATTCGACAGAAGTTATTTCTAAGAATGGCGATTTTACATGATTGTATAAGTACTTTTTTATAGTCGGTTTATACTCTTTATATTTAGACGCAGCTTTTAGTACACTATAACTAATCTTTATCTTAGTATGCTCATCGTATTTCTTATCCATTACAGTAGAGTATATTGCATTCATTAGTTTTGCACGAAGCATTGGCGGCAAATAGTGAAAGTTAATACCCAAGAAGCCATCTTTATGAAGTTCTACAGGAAATATTAAAGGAAACGTATCGTAATACGGCAGTTCCATCTTTAATTTTGGATCATATTTGAAAAGATACATCATTCCAGGATGTAAATGAGCAACTTTTCTTTTTTGCTCAAAAGATTTCATTACTTTAGATGTAGTTAGCCCAGATAACTGACTAGCAGCATCTCGGTACCATTCTCTAGCCTCAGCCGTTCTGGCGGGTACTTGACCAGCTTGAATGCCTTGATATATGAGTTCTTTGAATATTGTCATAGAATTGTAGTTTGTTGTCTTCTATTTATGTCAATTCTTTTTCTGTCATCAACTTAAATTCCCAATTTTTATCTTGACAATATTTTATTGCAGCAGTCCATTTAGCTTGATTCACACCCCAAGTTACAACTTCATTTAAGAATCTACGTGTGGGCTTTGTTCCCGATGCAAGACGTTTAGGTTCCATAGTCTGCGCGAGAGGCTTAACTTCAATTATTGATGCACGAAGTGTGCCATTAGCATCTCTATACTGGATCCAGAAGTCTGGAAAGTATCTATGCCAACGATTATCCATGGGTGATAAATAGGGTATAACTATTTCTTCTGAAGACCATTTAAGTATAGAAGAATTAGTGTCGCAGTATACCATAAACTTTCGTTCCCACAAACTTCTATAAGTAATTCCGGTGGGATCACCATTGTATTTAGATGGATTTTTTGGTTTATATTTGCCTTTGTATGCCATAATGTTTTATAAATAGTTAATTAAAAAAAGGAATTTAAATGGCCACGACACAATTTTTTATGACGATGGATGGAAAAGATACTTCATATCCAGAAGATACTGGCAGTGCAGATATTAAAAACAGTTCTCAAAATGTGGGTAGATATGCTACAGCAGGCCTTAATGATGCTAAATTAAGATTTCCTCTAACAACAGATGCATTTAATACACCATATATTAAATTCTTTTTTTTAGACGCTTACGGAAATCTAATAGGTGGTGGACCAATCATAAATCTAAGAATGCCTAGTGTATTTAACATCAGTAATTTTTCTGATTATTCTAGAACAGATCAGATTGTAAGCGGCAGTGGCGGCACTAATGGTTCTGTAGCTGATGCACTATTCAATTTTGGCACAACCGGACTTGCAGGACTATCGAATGCGGCCGAACAAACTGTATCTAACATGGCAGAAGCAATAGCATATTCACTAAGAAGGGGGGCGGCGGCGGGCGGTGGATTTGTGGAGTCCATGGGCCTTAGTGGTATTAGTCAATTCGAATTTAGTAACAGAAAAGCAGTAAATCCTATGGCACAATTACTGTACAAAGGACCTCAGTATAGAAAATATCAAATTCCAGTGCCTATGAAGCCTAGAAATAAAGAAGATGCGCAAGAGATCCGACGAATAATTAAAACGTTTAGAATTGCGTCTTCACCTTCATACACATCTTCAAATATTGATGTGGAATTACGAACAGCATTACAGTCAAATACAGATGCACAAAGTTTTTTAGACAACACCTCGTTTACATTTGGATATCCACATTTAGTAGCATTTAATATTGAATTTTATGAAAATGAGAACAGAACCATAAAGGTCCTTTATAAAAGTAAAGCGTGTGCTATAGAGTCTGTCGCAGTAGATTATGGTGGACAAAAAATAACATTCTTCGAAGACGGTATGCCAACAGAAATGAATTTAACACTTCAACTATCTGAGGTAGTAGCAAGAACTCTTGGCGACGAAATGAATAATGGCACAAATAACAACTTCACAATTTTCTAATAAGTAACATTATATGTTTAACATATTTCCAAGAATAAACTATCAGATAGATACGTATGACACTATAAAAAGTGTCGATCTAAATGTGTCTGGTAAAATAAAAGATGCATTTTCAAAGTATAAATTAGCATCACTTCGCCCATACTATATTGCAGATGGAGAATCTCCAGATAGGGTATCGTATAAACTTTACGGTACACCAAAATTTGGATATCTTATTATGATGTCGAATAATATCTATAGTCTATACGACGATTGGCCTAAAAGTAGTTCAGCGTTTAGAAAATATATCATAGAAAAATACGGAAGCATCACTTATGCAACAAATACTGATAAGTTTTTCTATACAGGAGATAAACTTGTCATTAGTGAAGAGTCGTATTTGGAATTAAGTGACAGCAATAAATATAAAGAGACTATTATGGAATACGAAAGACGTATAAATGGAGAAAAATCTTTCATAAGAATATTAGACTATAAATATGTGATTCAATTTGAAACTGGACTGCAAGAACTTTTAGGCAATTAAAGTATATGGCAACATCTTTTGATGGTGGCAGCAACACACCAATGACAAGTCAAACCGAAGCATTTGAGCTTCAGGTTGCTAGTATCACTATTAAAAGTGGCGCAGTAATTGATTTAATAAACGTTATATTAGAAATTGAAGTCTTTGAAGATATATTCAAATCTTCTATCACAGGATCAATTACTATAAATGACTTTGTTGGTGGATTAGAAAAGTTTGTACTAACTGGTGGAGAAAGAATAATAATCAAAGCACGTATGCCAGAAGAAGGCGGTTCTATCATTATTAATAGAAATGATCTTATTGTTCATGAGTTTTCTAAAATTCCTGCATCATCGACAGGAAATTTAAAATACAAAATGTACTTCACATCAGAAGCATCTTTAAACTCTCTTAAGAAAAGAGTATTTAAAAGTTTTGGTCAGAACAAAAATGTAACTAGTATAGTCAAAGAACTGTATAAGTACATGGATCCAAACGCATCATCAGATTACATTAATGTTGATGCTCCAGAAATTTTAATATCTGGCGGATTTCTTGCTCGACCATTCTTATCTCCTGGATATGCGCCGATAGATGCTATTAATAGTTTAGCAAAAAGAGTAAGCTCAGACGGAAAATATTATGTGTTCTACGAAAGACTGAATTACAATAAAGATGGGCAATCGTATCATCACTATTTTACAAGCATCGATGATATAATCAAAAATTCAAATGATCCAGCAAAAGTAGTTCCAACAATAAAATATAGTCCTGCAGGAAGTTACTTCAGCACTACACTACCAGAGTTTAATATTAGAGCAAAGACTGTGCAGTATCAAAATAACTATAACCATTTGAGTTCAATGGTTGGAGGATTTTATAATTCTAGAGTCAGATCGCTAGACATTTTAAATAGACGATACTCAGACACACAAATAAATTATAAAGACACTACAGACGCTTCAGGTGGATCAGCATATCTTAACAAATACTTAGATTCTACAAATTACTTCAGTACATATGGAGAAAAAGACTTTCCCGGAGAAAGACTGATTGTAAATCCTATCAATGATCCATTTACAGACAAAAAAACATGGATTAAAAATGATACTTATGGTGCATATTTGAATAGCAGCATTCGAATAACAGTAGATATTGCTGGTGGTACAAATAGAATTGGTGTTGGTGATGCTGTAGATTTCAGACTTCCTAGTCGGGCACGTCATTCGATTAATATAGAAAATTCTATAGTTCAAGATGATATAATTTACTCAGGAAAATATGTTGTAACTGCATGTAGACACAATTTAACTAGACTAGGTTACACAAAAAAATTAGAACTGTCTAGAGGTAACATGAGACTCAACTTGAATACCCTAATAGCAATAGGCGCAACATAAAATAAAAAAGAGGAATAAAATGCAATTACAATTTTTAGAGTATTTTCAAAAAAGAGATTTTGAAGCGTACTCACTGTTATCAGAAAAGCTAATCACGTTTAACAATGGTGCGAAGTATGGCCAGATTGTTTTTCTTGCTGGCGGCGCGGGATCTGGAAAAGGCTTTGCGATTGATAATTATCTATCTGGTAATGACTTTAAAATTCGTGACGTTGATGAATTGAAAATTGCATTTCAGAAATTAGATCGCATGAGCAAGTTCACTACTGACGACTTGCTAAAAAAATATGGTGATAAGATTAAAGAGTCTGATGCTGCATTTATTGAAAAGCACATCACATCAAAAGGGCTCACTCTTAGTCAATTAAATCTTAAGATTCCAGAGCATGTATACGCATTGCACGTATTAGTAAGGGCTACTGGAGTAAAAGAAAAAACCTTGGACTTATTATTAGATGGCGCTAAAGAAAATATTTTACCTAATATCTTGTTTGATTCTACTTTCGCAGATATGTCGGATCTTGAAGCATATCTTCCAAAGTTAATTGAGTTAGGATATGATCCTAAGAATATCCACATTGCATGGGTATTGACGAACTATGAGATTGCAATGAAGAATAATGCAAAGCGTGCAAGAGTTGTTCCTGATGATATTCTATTAAGAACGCACAAAGGTGCTGCACAAACAATTCTAAGTTTAGTTAAGACAAGTTTGCCTGTCACGATAGGAGGTGGCATTTATGTCATTCTAAATAATCCAGAGAACACTATGTTTTTGATTGATCCAAAGACAGGCGAACACTACAAAGATATTAAGGGTAGAAAAGTTGTTAAAGATTTCTTGTATATTACAATGAAGAAACCAGGCAAAGCTATCACTAATGACGCAGACGTTAGAAAACAACTATACACATGGATCAAAGACAATGTGCCGCCAGACGCATTAGACACAAAAGAGTTAGATGATCTATGATGAAATTTAAAGACTTTGTAAAAGCTTCTCCTGCATCTATCGATGAATGGGAAGAATCTGTATACGGTCCAGAGTTGATGGAAGTTCTTCAGCAAGTAGATGGCAAATGGGCACTAGTCTCTAAGAAAACAGGACGTCCTTTGAGGTATTACAAAGGTGAAGGCAAGCCGTCTGATGAGTGGGTTGCTAGTCAAGAACGTGAAATTCAATATTTCAAACATAGAGGTTAAGATAATATGTTTTTAGGTAGAGACGGATTCATATGGTGGATTGGTGTTGTTGAATACAACCAAGACCCATTGATCCTGGGCAGAGCTAAAGTTAGAATTTTTGGTTATCATGATAATGCAAGCACAGGAGAAATGCCTACTGCTGATCTTCCTTGGGCAATTACATTAATGCCAGCAAATATGCCTGGCGCATATGGCATACCCAATCTTGGTGATTGGGTTATTGGATTTTTCTTAGACGGCGAAGATGCACAAGAGCCATGCATTCTCGGATATATTCCTGGAATTCCTCCGGGAACTATACCTACAGACATTAAAGAAAGATTTTCAGAACAGATTTCTACTGTGCGGTCTTTCAACACCGTATCAAATATATTAAATAGTGTTGATTCACAAAAAGATAGATTTAGATTTGAACAGTCTTGTGGAAATTCATTTGAAATGATCAATGACACTGCTGTCGATAATCCTATAGCTATCACACACGGTAGTACATCAACATTAGTTCTATCAAAAGGTAGTATTGTTCTAACACCAAGCACATCGAATCAGAGAAGAGGTATATCGATCAACGAAAACGGTGCTGTCTTAAGAGATTGGGATATAGGAGTATTTGCTCAGGGTAAAATTTTATCCACTTCAGAGGAAAATACATTTAGATTAAAATCTGCACTCGCAAACACGACTGTTAATCTGCCTGGATATGGCACAGTCACATTAGGAGCGAGACAAGCGATTGGATCTGATAATCGTCCTTCTCCAATAACTGTTGGAGGTGATACAATAGAATACTATCATCCTTCAGCATCAGAGTCAAACGCACTAGAAGGTGGTGTCGGCTATGATACTGTAAACTTAGTTCGTGATGTTAGACTTTTGATGAATACTGTTTTTCCTCCTGATGCGAAAGTAATTAAAACAACATTTATCACACCTCCTATTAATGCAGTAATAGTTGATCCAGGAATTGTCGAATCGGGTGAAGGCTATACTGACGAAAACGGCAATTTTGTTCTTTTGACGCCAGGTGCTACGGAGCTGGGTGACGGAGGCGGCAGCGGCGGCGCAGATTGTTTCTTAGGAGAAACACTTGTCACTATGTTTGACGGATCAAAAAAACGTATCGATCAAATTAAAGACGGCGACTATGTGTTCAACATGAATAGAACTGAAGTGAATACAGTGCTTTTCATTGAAATAGTTCCAGATAAATATAACTGGCAAGAATTGTATTCACCGAGTGCTGAATTTGCGCCATTCGCAACACCTAATCATCCACTGTTTATAAATGGTGAATGGGTAGCCCTAGAGCAAGGGCTTTATCCTTGGCTAGATAAAGTTAAACCAGTTAAGAATCCAATTACTCGCAAGACTGAAGATGAGTTAGTATATAACCTATGGGTCAGTGGCGATGGTACATATATAGTCAATGGCTTTGGTACTACATCGATCATGATGGACGGTGGAATTATGCGAGTTTGTTATCAGAACGGATATCTATCACAAGATGATATTGTGAAACTAATGCGCGAATTCACTACTCAAGGCATGACATATGGATCGTATCTATTCAACAAGGTGTTTGGATATGTGACATACAAACCAATCGTTAAAATTATGGCAAGTACGATTAAAAGAGAGAAAGAATTTCTGCCTAGAAAGGCTATGATATTCCTAATGAAAGTATTTGGCAAAACAGCAACATTTTATAATAAACTCAAGGGATAATTATTATGGCACACACACAAATTACTGATGCACAAGTTCAAGAATGGGCACAAGTGCTTACTCCTCAGGAGATTCAAGACTTGAAGAGCGGCATCAATATGACAGCAGCGATGATTTTGGTTAAGCTATTTCCAAATAACGTTTTCATCAAGGAGATGTTAAAGCAGAAACTAGGTTGATTACTGAGAACCAACACTGCATTATACCAATTACACACAAGCTTGTCAAGAGCAAATAGAAAAAAAATAAGGATAATTATCAAATGACAAATCACGAAACGCTTGTAGATTTATTCAATTCCTATGTAAAGGAAAACGAAAAGTTTACTGAAAAGGGAAACAAAGCCGCAGCAACTAGAGCAAGAAAAGCACTAGCTGAATTTGCAAAGGTTTCCAAAGACAGAAGAAAAGAAATTCAAGATTCAAAGATTAGCGAAAAATTGGAAATTATCTAACATAAATAAGATATATGGCAACAGCACCTGCATTCTTTAAAGATTTATCACTAAATCTTACTCCAAATCCAATAACTGGCGACACTGCGCCGGCTGTGAATGAACACGCAGTAAAAAAGGCACTAATTAATTTAATTAGAACACCGTTAGGATCTAAGCCTTTTAGTCCAGAATATGGAACAAGACTATACGATTTTTTATTTTCGCCTAACGATTCTGAAACAGAATCTGAAATAAATGATGAATTAAATAATTGCATTACTAGATTTGAGCCCAGAGTTAAAATTGTATCTATCACTACTAATATGAGTAATGATGGAATAGAAATCATTCTAAATTATTATGTAGTTAATGTAAGTGCGCAACAATCGCTAACAACAACAATAACAAGAACGAGTTAACATATATGGCTTCACCAACAAATTTAAAATTAGATGGTCTCACTTTTGAAGAAATTCGAGCAAATTTTAAGTCGTTTCTACAAAATCAAGCAGAATTTATAGACTATAATTTTGACGCATCTGGTATTGGAGTTCTATTGGATGTGTTGTCATATAACACATACTATACAGCATTCTATCAAAATATGGTAGCGACAGAAGGTTTCTTAGCTACTGCACAAAAAAGAAATTCTGTTGTAAATTTAGCTAAAGCATTAAACTATACTCCTAGATCGGCATCATCGTCTAAAGTAACTGGTACATTAAGTGCAACTGTAGTGGGTGCGCCTGGCAGTATTATTGTTCCAAAATATACTAAATTTCAAGCAGCCGTAGATGGCACAACATACACTTTTTTAACTCAAGCTGCAACAACACTTTTCAATGACTCTGGAACATATGTTGTAAGTGGAGTTACTTTAATTGAAGGTAGAGCAGTATCTGAAAAGTATACGTATAACGTTAATGATCCAGATCAAAGATTTATAATTTCCAATCCCACAGCAGACACCTCAACACTAACAGTTAAGATACAAAATTCTTCTACCGATTCTACTATAAAATTTTATACATTATCAACAGATGCAATTTCTCTTACAAGTGCTTCTGAAGTATATTTCTTAGAAGAAGTTGAAGATGGTAAATTTAGAGTTACTTTTGGCGATGATGTTATCAGTAAAAAACTATTGAATGGTAACATCGTATACTTAGATTATATCGTATCTACTGGAACTACAAGTAACGGTATTAAAGCATTTACGTTAGCCTCTACAATAAATGACGTTTCGGATGTAACATTCACACCAAATTCTGGCTCATCATCTGCTGGAGGTCAAGACAGAGAATCAATTGCTTCTATTAAGTTTGCTGCACCAAAAGCATTTGCAGCACAAAATAGAGCAGTAACGGCTGGAGATTATGAATCGATAATGCTAACTGCACCTAATGTAGGCTCAGTCGCAGTATGGGGTGGACAAGACAACGATCCTCCGGAGTACGGTAAAGTATTCATTGCAGTGCGTCCAGTACTTGGAGAAGTATTAAGTGCTGATGAAAAAAACAATATCATTAACAGCTATATCAATCCAAAAAAAGTTTTAGCAATTTCTACAGAAATTATTGATCCAGAGTACATTTATATCGCATTAACTGTGAATGTTAAATATGATCCAAAACAAACTGTAGAGTCTGATACTAGTCTAAAAGGTAGATTAGTGACATCTATTAAAACATATAATACTGATAATTTAAATTCTTTTTCTAAGTACTATAGACAATCTATGTTGACTAGAATAATCGATGATACTGATCGTTCTGTAGTAAGTAGTTCAATATCTGCAACTATGACAAAAGAATTAGATGTACAATTAAATGTTGCATTTAAATACACAATCAGATTCTCTAATCCAATTGATAATGCGACACTAAACAGATTGAGTACTAATCCATTTGGTGCAGGAAATAAAGTGACATCAAATGAATTCAGTTACGCTGGATACAGTAATTGTTTTCTAGAAGATAATGGTGGATTGATTAGAATTTATCGTAAAGTTGGAACAACTAATGTTGGTATCATATCTAATGTTGGCACAATTAATTATGACACAGGAACTATAGTTCTTAATAATTTTATTCCAACAGCCTTTGCTGACGGAGGCGTACAGCTAAGAGTTACAGCTATTCCAGCATCGACTGATATTCTTCCATTAAGAGGTCAAATCGTTACTATTCGCGATGAAGATATTACTCTCAATTTAATTGACGACAACTCTATTAGTTTAGTTAGAAGATAATAATGCCAACATACGATACGCTATTTAAGCCGTCTTTATCGGTACAGAATCAAATTCCAAGGCTAGATGATGATAGCTTTCAGAATCTGCTTACTGCTTATTACGAATGGCTACAGACTTCTAAAATAGAATTGTATGATTCTGTTGGAACATTTAGAAATGGCGAGTATGTAAAAGTAGCAGTCACATATACTGATAAAGATAATACAACATTTACTGTATATAACACTAGAGCATTAATTAAGCAAGTTGGCGCAGACTATATTATCGTAAAGCCTCTGACTGAAACGCCTTTTAATTTACGTCAACAGATTATTGGAGAAACTTCTGGCGCTACTGCATATATATTTGCCATTAAAGATAACGTAGTTCGCGCTACTGGACAACATCTCAACAATAGAGATCCTGAAAAAGCTTCTGGTGTATATTTTGATTATTTAAGAGAGGAATTAAATAAAGGAATTCCTAGCATAACTGCTGCTGATAGAAGAGCGATTGTAAATAAGTTTAAAGATTTTTATCATTCTAAGAGTAATGAAGAGGCGTATCAATTTATTTTTGCAGCACTTTATGATGATAAAACAATTGAGCTTAGATATCCTGGCGAAGATTTACTTAGAGTATCTGGCGGCAAATTCTACAAGCCTACTACTCTTAGAGTTGTAACGACATCAAATATTCTTGATCTTTTAAATCAGACTATAGTGGGCATTACTAGTGGCGCACTTGCACTAGTTTCTGATATTCAATCGACTTTTATTCAAGACTTACCTTATTCTGAATTGACGTTGACGCTAACTCAAGGTACTTTTATTGCTAATGAAAGTATTAAAATAGTCGGCGGAACTACAGCATACACTACAGTATATGGTGTGCTTGTTGGAGTAAATATTAATGAACCGGGCAGCGGATATGCAGTCGGAAATATTCTTCCCGTATCAGGATCAGGATACAATGGTAAAGTTACAGTTTCTGAAATTGGATCCGGACGCATCAATAGAGTTAAACTAAACACTACTGGATATGGATATAGAGTCGGATCTTTATCAACAATTGATAATACAGACACGGGTGGTTCTGGGCTTATCATAGCAGTTAAATCTATTGCAAACACCTATACTCTTGGTGGATACAATGTAGGCGAAGTTACACAAATTCAAATTTTAGACGGTGGTAACGAGTATGCTAGTGTGCCTACAATTACTTTAGAAGACACTACAATAAAAGCTATTGGCGCACTATCTGAAAATTTAATTGGATTTACAGATAGAGGATCAAGCTACTCAGTAGGAAACACACTAGTATTCACTGGAGGATCTGGAGCAAATGCAGTTGGTGTAGTTGCTTCTGTAGGAAGCATTGATAATATTATCACAGAAGCTGGCGACTACTATATCAATGAAGATAGTAGTTACATTATAGATCAGAATAATTTAACAGACTTAACAAATTACGGCTTAGATAATATTCTTCTTGAAGGTGCACGCGGCGCTACATATAATCTTATTCAAGAAGAGACTTTAAATAGTAAAGCTAGTGCAATTAAAAACGAAGACTGGACAAATTCTGGTCCAATTAATAGAATTGAACTTACTAATTCGGGCACTGGATATACACCAACAAGTCTGCCAACAATAACTGTCAGTTCTACTACAGGATATAGTGCAGTATTTACATGCAATGGTATACAAGGTTATGGCGGCAGTGCAGTTGTAGATTATGCTAATAACGTTTCTGGTCTAGGATCAATTCGTGGCGTAGATGTTATTGAAGGATTAAATTATGGCTCAAGCAATACTACGATAGATGCTACTGGATTTGGTGCAGGGAATGCAAACTTAACTCCTATAATCACTGGGTCATATATATCTAAAGGTCTATACTTAAATGATGACAGTAAGATCGATGATAAAATAATTCAAGACTCTTATTTCTATCAAGACTTCTCTTATGTTATTCGTAGTAATGAAAACTTCGGAACATACAGCGAACTAATCAAAAATATTCTTCATCCTGCTGGTCTAGAATTCTTCGGTGAAATTGTTCTATTGAGTCTCATTGAAAATATTTTCAATGAAATATCAGTGGAAACAGAAATTGTTAAACAAATTCCGTCTAGCATTTTGTATGCTGTAGCAAATACTGCGACAGCAAACACCAACTTAATAAAAGCAGACTTCTATCAGGGATATTTGAATGGCGTTTTTGATGACTTGAAAATATTTGACTTGTGGTACGTAGAATCGGAAGCTTATTCGGGATTAACGTTTAATGATAGATGGCACACATGGGATGGTCCACACGTAACTAAATTAATTAAAGCTAACGGCACTGCAACAGTTAATGGAAGTATAGTCACTGGCACATCAACAACATTCACTGAAGACTATCTAGACGGTGAAGAATTAATTATTGGTGACGAAAGTGCAAATATTCTTACAGTAGCAAATAACACTTATATGACATTAAATCTTGTCCGTCCATTGGCAGGAACTTATTCAGGCGCAGACATATATAAGCGCAGATTACAATAATGCATTGTATAAATAGAAAATATACAAATAAAGGAACATAATCATGCCAGGATTAGCAACTAGCAATTTTAGACTTCACAATTCAGAACAGTTTGTCGAAGCGTTTTCGGAAGCAGCAAACACTTCAATGTATCTATACATTGGAGGCACTGTACCGTACGCAGATGGTGCTGATGAAACTTCAAATTATGCAACACCACTTAACGACACTGCAAACATTGAATACATTCCATGGCGTGATACAATTGCAGCAAAAAGAATTCAATCCTCTGATATTGCAAACGGTATAAGACGATTAGACTGGGCAACAGGAACAGTCTATGATGCATATGATCATACTGATACAACATTGACAGATAAAAATTTTTATGTTATTACTGAAGATTATAACGTATACAAATGTCTATCTAATAATTATGGCGCAGCATCTACATCAAAGCCTTCTGGCACAGGAACTTCTGAAGTTTCTTATGCTGATAGTTATATTTGGAAATACATGTACACAGTTTCAACTTCTGACGCATTGAAGTTTGTAACTAGAGATTATATTCCAGTTAAAACTGATGAGACAGTTGCAGCCGCTGCTGTGGATGGAGCAATTCATTTTATTAAAAAGCTTACAGGCGGCACAGGATATTTTCAAGCAAATACAACAATCACTATAGTCGGCGACGGCACTTCTGCTACAGCTAGCCCTATCATTTCTGGTGGAGCTTTAACTGGAGTAACAATCTCAAATAAAGGTAGCGGTTACACATACGCAACGGCAGTAATTGCTGGTGTTGGTGTTGGTGCAACTGCAATTCCTATCATTACGCCAAAAAATGGTCACGGCAAAGACGCAATTAAAGAATTGTACGGCACATATGTGATGATCAACGCTAGATTATCTGGCTCAGAGTCTAGCACAATCCCAGTACAAAACGACTATAGAAAATTGGGGCTTATGCGTGATCCATTACTTTATGGAACAGGCACTGTAGCATACGGCTCTAATTATAGAGTCACGTATAGATATACGTTTACTAGTGCTCCAAGTGCAAACTATCAAATCGATGAGATTGTTAGCGCATCAATCGGTGGAGTCACTACAACAGCATATGTTGTTGACTGGGACTCAACTAATAAATATTTGTATACCACAAAGCCTGTTCCAAAAGATGTGTCTGCGAGTACTGTAGTTACAGGATTAACTTCTGGCGCAGTTGGAACTGTTACTGCCGTAGATAATCCAGGGCTAGAACCATACACAGGCGATATTTTATATATTGAAAATCGCGGCAAAATTACCAGAACTGCCGATCAGATTGAAGATATTAAACTAATTATCCAATTCTAATAATAAGGTCATAGAAATAATATGTCTACTCCAGGTAATATCAATTTAAACGTAAGTCCATACTATGACGATTACGATGAGGATAAAAACTTTGTGCGTGTTTTATATCGTCCTGGGCGCGCAGTTCAGGCTAGAGAATTAACACAGTCACAAACATATCAACAAAAACAATTTGAAAGATTCGCAGATTTTATTTTTGATGATGGTGCTATTCTTGATGGTTGCGAAATTTCTCCAAACTTAAAGCTTGATTATGTTAAACTTCAGAATACATATTCTGGTAATACAGTTAATATAAGTAATTTTGTAGGAGAAAAAGTTATCGGCGCAAACACGGGTATCATTGCGCACGTTAATTTAGCTACTGACCTTGAAAACAGTGATCCTAAGACATTATTCATATCTTATACTAGCGGCGGCGGTGCAATTTTAGGATGCAATACGAATAATCAATTAGTTGTTGGTAATGAAATCATATTCTCATATCCTACTGCTACATCAAACACTGCTACAATCAGTTCTATTTGGAGTGATCCATTCACAGGAGAAGAGCGTTTTGTAATTACAGGATCTGGAGATTTTCCAGCAACAGTTCCTAATACAGTTACTGGAGTTAGTACCGACATTAATGGAAGTCCATTTACAATTCTATTGACTTCTGGTTTTGATAAGAGAACATCAACTAAATTTGAAAACTCTGAAGTATTAATATGTATATCAAATAATGAAGTATTCTATGCAAATACTGCAACTTCAGATGCTACACAACTTGTTGTTGATCCAGATAGTGCAACTGAAGTAACATACACAAAAGGTTCTTCATTAACTATTGGTGCAGGAACTGTATACATTGCAAATCACTTTGTCAAACGCGATTCTCAAACTATCATCTTAGACAAATACAGTAATGTTCCATCTTATAAAGTTGGACTAATTCCTAATGCAGAATTTGTAGATTCAATTGATGATGCAACATTAGTCGATAATGCGCAGGGAAGTCCTAACTATCAAGCGCCGGGTGCAGATAGACTTAAGATTACTACTACTCTTGCAAAATATGAGTTGAATGATACTCCTATCGACAGTTTTGTTTCTTACGTAGAGATTGATGAGGGTATCATAAGAAAGCGTAAAAACATTGAAATTGGTGGTAAAATTGAAGACGCAATTGCACAACGCACATATGATGAGTCTGGAGATTATACACTAAACGATCCTATCATTACTGCGCGTGAGCATTTGATTAACGGCGACAATCGTGGACGTTATACTCTAGGCGAAGGCGGTAATAATGAACTTCTAATTGTAAACGTTGATGCAATAACAGCGTATGTTAGAGGATATAGACATGAAACTACAGCTAAAACTGAAGTTAATGTTCGTAAAGGAACGGACACACAATACGTCGAACAAGTGAGAACGCAATTAGCTTTTGGTGGTGGAATAAACGTTAAAGAAATTGTTGGTAGCTGGGATATTAATTCTGGAACTACTGTAAATATTTACGATACTGCACAGGCTGCAATTTCAAATACTACTTTTGCATCAACAACTGTTTCCGGATCTAAAATTGGTACTGCTAGAATTAAATCTCTAGACTACGTAAGCGGAACACCAGGAACATCATCAGCAGTATACACATTCTATCTCTATGATGTAGTTATGGATAGTGGTAAACTATTTGAATCCGCACGTTCATTATACCTATCTGGATCACCTTCAAAATATGCTGATTTTGTTTTAGACTCTTTAGGTCGCGCAGTATTAGCAGACAGTTCATTTGATAAGCTAGTTTTTAAATTGCCATACAATGCAACAAAAACTCTTCGTGATCCAAGCAATAATATTGAAACTGGTTTTCTTTTTAAATCAGAAACTACTATCACTCTTACTGCTGGTGTTGCTTCTGCAAGTACTACAGATGTTTTAGAAACATTTGAGGGCACTGGAGTATTGTCTACTGCACAGAAGAATAACAATTACTATTTAATTCCATCTACAACAGCAAACACTGCTGCATTGACAGGTACTGTAACAATTACAGCAAACAGCAGTATTGTAGTGGGAACAACAACATCGTTCCAAACCAACTTTAATGTTGGTGATGTTATTCGTGTGAATGGTTTAGATAGAATTGTTAATAGCATTAGTAACGCAACATATATGACGTTGACAACAACTCATACTGGTGCAACTGCAAACACATATTCTAAATCGTTCCCTGCAGGCATGCCAATTAGTTTGTCTGGATACGGAAGCACTGGCGCGACTAGAAGCGTAACAGTTTCTACACCAACGTCTGTCACAATTGATATTGCAGAAAACGTTACTCTCACTAGCGCAAAATTGATTTCTTCGATGGCTAGATCAAATGCTAGAGAGAAATCTAAACTAATAAGCTACGGCGATGAAGTTTATATTCAAGCAAATACTCATCCTAAACTATACACTGGACCCTGGAGTCTAGGTAAAGGTGATGTTATCGCAGTACGTGCAATTTATCAGGCTAATAATTTTGTTTCTGTTCCTACAACAGCAAACACTAATGTGACTGAATTCTATACCTTCGATAACGGTCAGCGTGATAATACATATGAACACTCAACTATTTCTCCTGTATCTGGATACACTCCAACAGGTAGACTATTAGTTGTATTCGATTCATATACACACAATACTACTCAAGGCACTGGATACTTCTCGATAGATTCATATCCAATTGATGATACTGTAGATTCTAATACTACAATTACTACTTCTGAAGTGCCTGTATATACAAGCACAAAGACTGGTCAAACATTTAATCTACGTGATTGCTTAGACTTTAGACCAATTAAAACTGCAAACGTCACTACATTAAATCCAATTGATTCTGGAACATATCAAGTTCCAACTACAGGTTCTGTTGGTCTTCATATTCCTACACCAGATTCTAATTTTGACTCTGATGTGATTTACTACAAGGGTAGAAAATCTAAACTATATCTAACTGAAGATGGTGAATTTAAAGTAAATGATGGACCCGCACAAGATCAAGACGCAAAGGCGCCAGCAGCGATTGCAGGAACATTACAGTTAGCTGATCTATCTATTCCTCCATATCCTTCTCTAATTTCTGAAGTTGGTATAACATCAGTTAAGAACAGAAGATATACAATGCAGGACATTGGTTCTATTGAAAATAGAGTTTATAAATTAGAAATTGACAGTCTGATGAATGCGTCAGAAAAACAAATTGCTAATAAAGTTATTGTTGATCCAGTTACTGGCGTTGATAAATTCAAAAATGGACTTTTAGTAGATGTATTCACTGGACACAATACTGCTGATGTAAAGTCTTCAGTATACAAAGCTGCTATTGATAGGCACAATAATTATGTGACTGCGTATTCAAATAATGAAATGCAAATCTCATTAGCATACAATACTTCTGGCTCTACAAATGCAACAAAAACTACTGGTAAAAAATTACTATTAGCATATACTGAAGTAAGATCCACCGCAAATCAAATGTATGCAACTTCTAATGTTGCACTAAGCGGTTCAGCGCCTATTAATAGCGTGGGCGATCTATCTCTATTCCCATCTACAGATAACTGGCTTGCTACTACAAGAGTTCCAGGAAAAGATTTGGCTAATGATCCTACTGGTCAACTAGATAACTGGAAAGTTAGATCGGATGCATGGAATACTGAAGTTGATCCAGCAGTTAGATATTTTATTGGTGATGAACCAGGAATTCGCGCACTAGAATCTACACGAGTAGTTTCTTCTAGCATTTCTTCATCAACAATAAATGCTCTGAATAGTGCTATTCTTTCACATCAACAAACAAATCCTGCTACAGGTAGAATTTTGGATACATCAATCCAAAATACTATGAGAAGCCGCGACATTATTGTTTCTGCAACTAGTCTAAAGAATTCTACTAGATTATATTTCTATTTTGATGGTATGGATGTTACATCTAACGTTACTCCAATATCAGCAACTTCTGGTAGCACTATTTCTGAAATTTATGAAGAGTTTGATGCTAATGGATTTCTTCCAACAACATCTAGTTTATTTACTAGACAAACACCATCAGCGGGTGGAATATTGTCTACAAATAATAAATTTGTGGGTATTTTTAGAGTTCCTGCAAACAAATTTAATGTGGGCGCAAGAGAATTTAAAATCTCAGATAAGGCTACTTACGACGACTCTACAGAAACATCATATGCTAAGTGTATGTTCTACACTCAAGGCGCCTCTGTAACTAGCTCAAGCAGTGTTTTAAACACAAGACCAACGAATAGAATATCAAATAAATCTTTAGTTTCTGTTTCTTCAAAAGAAGTTGAGAGCGGAACATCTACAGAGATTGTTGATCCATTAATTCAAACATTCATTGTAGATCCAAGCACATATACTCAAGGTGTAATGGTAACTTCAGTCGATTTGTATTTTGCAGAAAAACCTACTTCACCTATTGCTGGTGTTACTGTAGATATTAGAGAAGTAGATTCTGTTTCTGGATATCCTACACGTAATATTATTGGAAATGAATCTGTAAGATTAAGTAGTTCAATCACTGCAAGCGCAACACCAACTGTTGCTACTACATTTACATTCCCTAGCCCTATATACTTACAGCCAGGAAAGAAATATGGTATCGGCGTAAAGGCTGATAATAATGATCCTGCATATAAATTATGGGTAGCACAAGTTGGACAAACAGATATTACAAATACTAGTGTTAAGGCTAAAGTTGTTTTAACTTCACAAACAGAGTTATATACACCTTCAAGCAATTATAACTGGACATTGTCTACAAGTTTAGACTTAAAATTTGCAATAAAAATTGCAAAATTCTTTGATCCTAAAGTAGAGTTATCTAAAACAGCAATTGCAGTATTGAATAATATGCCTATAACAAGTGCAATTTCTTATACTGGAATTTATCCAAATATTGAAGCGTTGACACTTCCTAAAACGGCTATTACATATGAAATGTCGCAGTCTGACAGTTTATATAATGTGGGAAATTATGCATCAATTAAAAACTTAGAAACTCTTAGTTCGTTGTCACAAGTTTCTAATACTTCTATAGAAACTTCTAGATCATTTAAATCATTGAAAGTTCGTGCAACATTGACAACTGAAAATCCATGGGTTTCTCCATACATCGATTTGCAAAGAGTTAACTGCATATTGACTAAGAATGTTATCAACAATTCTACATATGTTGCTGCGACGGGCACAGTAGGATATAGCACTTCAAGTAATGTTGTTACTGGATATGGAACTTCATTTACTACAGAACTTGCTGGAATTAAATACATAAAGACTTCTACTAATGAATATCGCCAAATTGCATCTGTCAGCAATAATACATCATTAGTTGTTGCGAATAACTTTAATGTCACTTCTAACGGCGTATCATTATATTACAACACTGAAGAGAATCCAGTAGGACCACACACATCATTAAGTAGATATATTACAAGAGTAGTTACACTAAATGATGGATTCGATTCTTCAGACTTAAATGTTTTCTTAGATGTTAATCGTCAAAAGGGAACTGACATTAAGGTATACTACAAGATTCTGAACAGTGCTGATCAAGACACATTCGATAATAAATTCTGGACAGAAATGGATTTGAGTGGACTTAAAACTTTTGCAGCAAATCCTAATGATTATTCTGAACAAAAATATGTAGTATCTACTGACGGTAAAGCTAAGAGACCTGTGCTATTATCAGGAACTGCAAATACAACTATAAGTTCAACAGCAGTAACTGGAACAAACACCGTTTTCTTAGAACAATTGCGAGTTGGAGATACTGTAGCATTTGGCACAAGTAAAACTCAGGGTGTAGTTGCGTCAATTGCAAACAATACTAATCTATCATTGGCTTCTGCATCAGCCGCAAGTGCTACTGCACAAGACATATATAGATTAATGGAAGACACGATTGCATATACTACTCCAGAGGGTATCACATACAATCAATTCAAATATTTTGCTATAAAAGTTGTGTTCTTATCGGACACTATAGCTAATATTCCCAGAGTTAAAAATCTTAGAGCAATAGCATTAGCTTAATTTGTTATAAATATATGACTACAATCAAACTTGCAGAAAAAGTTGCTGGATTTAGTGAGCGTGATACTTATTCCAGAGCAATACTAAATACTGATACGGATGGACTTTTAAGATATAAGCTACAAAAAGAAAAAGCCCTTCGCAATATTCAAGATAGTGAAGATATAGTTGTAGTCAAAGAAGAGTTGTCAAGTTTAAAGAATGAGCTAAGAGACATAAAAGAACTACTTTTAAAAATAACAAAAGAAGGTAAGTAAATGCCGATTCAAACCGTTCAATCATCAAATACATTTAATCAGTTTAGAGCAATTACTAATCTGATTATTGCTAATGTCAATTCGCAGCTTGATGGAACTGCTAACCTTATTTTAAGTAGCGCAAATAGTGCAACTATAAATGTCACTACATTGACGGTTTATGGTGATGCTGCCATCCAGGGTGGAGATATTACCACTAACTCGACAACATTTACTCTTGCAAATACAACAGCAACTTCAGTCCGTATTGGTGGTGGTGCTACTGATCTAATGCTTGGCGCAACAACTGGCACTGCTACAATTAGAAATGCATCTACAGTTCTTGTTGGTGACTTAGCAGTCAACGGCGGAGACATTACAACTTCAGCAACAACATTCAACGTAGCAAACGCAACAGCAACAACATTAAGTGTCGGTGGCGCTGCAACTTCTGTATTGATTGGTGCTGCTACTGGTATTGCAACGATTAGAAACGCAACAGTAACGCTAGATGGCGACTTGAATGTCAACGGCGGCGACATCGGTACTAGTGCAACAACATTCAACGTAGCAAACACTACAGCAACTTCAGTTCGCTTAGGTGGTGCAGCAACAGACTTGACACTTGGTGCAACAACTGGCGTGGCTACAATTCGCAATGCGTCTACAATTCTTGTTGGTGACTTAAGTGTTAACGGTGGAGACATCAGCACTAATCAAACTACTTTCACTCTAGCAAATACAACAGCAACAACATTAGAAATTGGTGGTGCAGCTACTACTTTGAATCTTGGCACCACAACTGGCAACACTTCGATCCGTTCTGCAAACACTGTATTGTCAGGCGAATTGTTTGTTAATGGTGGTGATATCTTTACTACAGCAACAACATTTACTCTTGCAAATACAACAGCAACTTCAGTTCGCGTTGGTGGTGCTGCCACAGACTTGATGCTTGGCGCTTCTACGGGCACCGCAACTATTAGGAATGCAAGCACTGTTCTAGACGGTGATCTAGCAGTCAACGGTGGAGACATCAGCACTAATCAAACTACTTTTACTCTAGCAAATACAACAGCAACAACACTTAGCGTTGGTGGTGCTGCAACTTCAGTCTTGATTGGCGCTTCTACTGGTACGTTAACGATTAGAAATGCATCTACAGTGCTTGTTGGCGACTTGAACGTTAACGGTGGTGACATTGGCACTACTGCAACAACATTTACAGTAGCAAACTCCACAGCAACAACATTTAACATCGGCGGCGCGGCTACATCAGTCTTGATTGGTGCTGCTACAGGCACTGCAACGATTAGAAACTCAACAGTAACACTAGATGGCGACTTAAACGTCAATGGTGGAGACATTAGTACTAGTGCAACAACGTTTAACGTAGCAAACACTACAGCAACTTCAGTCCGCTTAGGTGGTGCTGCTACGGACTTGATGCTTGGTGCTACTACTGGCACAACGACGATTAGAAATGCACTACAGGTTACTGGCTTAACAAGCACAGATGGCACATTCACTGCAAACGTAGCAGTCAATGGTGGTGGTATTACAACAACTAATACTATTTTCACAATTGCAAATACTACTGCAACAACATTGAGTCTTGGCGGCGCAGCTAACGTAAACATTGGCTCGACTTCAGGAAATACAACAATTAACTCTGCCAACACGGTATTGACTGGTAAACTATTCGTCAACGGTGGAGACATTAATACCACATCAGCAACGTTTACTTTAGCAAACACTACAGCAACAACACTAAACATTGGTGGCGCAGCTAACGTTAACATTGGTGCTACTTCGGGCAATACTGTAATTCGTAGTGCAAATGCTAGCATAACTGGAAACACAATTATTGATGGTGACTTAGCAGTCAACGGTGGAGACATTACGACTTCAGCGACAACATTCACTGTAGCAAACTCTACAGCGACAACACTTAGCATCGGTGGTGCAGCTAGCGTTACCATTGGTGCTACTACAGGCAACACAACAATCAGAAACGCAGGCACTGTTATTTCTGGCGACTTGTTTGTTTCTGGTGGTGATATTGTAGGAACAACTGCATCATTGAATCTTGCCAACACAGTAACAACAACATTAGAAATTGGTGGTGCAGCTACCACATTGAATCTCGGTGCTGCTACAGGCAACACTACAGTTAGAAATAACTTTAAAGTCTTAGACAATGGAAGTACACTAACTTCAGGTAGATTAGTTCTTGTAGGAAATTCTTCTGGCGGATTCATAAACCAGAACGACAATAGCAACTTCTACATTCAACTTCAAGGTTCAGAAAGAATCAAAATTGAATACACCTCAGGTGATGTTCGATTGAATACTGGAACTGGCTCATTAGTTGTTGCTGGACCTTCGATTACTACAAACACAACATCGTTCTCAATTGCTAATGCTACATCAACAACACTTAACATCGGTGGTGCTGCGACTTCGATTAATATGGGTGCTGCAAACAGCGGCACATTCACTATTAATAACAACAAAGCAGTTATTAATAGCACAGGCGCATTGCGTGTTCCAGTAGGCAATACAATCCAACGCGGAACAGCATCACAAGGTGAAGTCAGATACAACACACAACTTTCTGCATACGAAGGCTACGATGGCACAAACTGGTCAAGTCTTGGTGGTGTAAAATCTGTAGACGGCTTGACATACATCATTGCAGAAACTTCTCCTGGAGCTTCTGACGATACACTTCACTTCTATACTGCAAACGGTGCAACAAGCTTTGAAGTAGCGCAGATGGATGCGACTAAATTTGCAATTCTTCAAACTACAGCTTCGGCAAATAGTACTACTGGCGCATTGACTGTAGCTGGTGGTGTAGGTATTGTAGGCAATTTGAATGTAGCTGGAACTCAAACAATTACTGGTAATACAACTTACACAGCAAACGTAGCAGTTAATGGTGGCGGTATTACAACAACTGCAAATACATTCACTCTAGCAAACACAACTGCAACAACTTTAGAACTTGGTGGCGCAGCTAACGTTAACATTGGCTCTACTTCTGGCAACACCACAATCCGTTCTGCAAATGCTATCATAACTGGAAACACAATTATTGGTGGTAACTTAACAGTTAACGGCAGCACTACAATCATCAACTCAACAACACTGAGCGTTGATGATAAGAATATTATTATTGCAGACGGGGCTGCGGATAATGCAGCAGCAAACGGTGCTGGCATCACTATTGCAGGATCGAATGCTAACGTAGTTTATCTATCCGCTTCCGATTCGTTCGATATTAATAAGAGTATCATTACTCCAGGTGATATCGCTGTTAATGGTGGTGACATTACAACTTCAGCGACAACCTTTACTCTAGCAAACACTACTGCAACTTCAGTCCGTGTTGGTGGTGCTGCTACTGATCTAATGCTTGGTGCAACAACAGGCACAGCAACAATTCGCAATGCAACAGTAACATTAGATGGTGATTTGAACGTTAACGGTGGTGACATTGCAACTAACCAAACAACATTTACTGTAGCGAACACAACAGCAACTTCGGTTCGCGTTGGTGGTGCCGCTACTGATCTAATGCTTGGTGCAACGACAGGCACAGCAACAATTCGTAACGCTACTGTTACTTTAGCAGGAAGTGCATTAGTTGCGGCAGCAACATTTGCACTAGCTAACTCAGTAACTACTTCATTAGAATTTGCTGGTGCTGCTACTACATTGAACATGGGTGCAGCTACAGGCATTGCTACAATTCGTAATGCTACTGTCAACTTGCTAGGTGATTTGAACGTCAACGGCGGTGACATTGGCACTACTGCAACAACACTAACTGTAGCAAACACTACAGCAACAACTTTATGGCTAGGTGCTGGTGCAACTTCTAACGTATTGATTGGCAACTCTTCTGGCAATACTTTCATCCGTTCTTCAAACACTATTGTAAACGGCAACTTTACTGCTAACGGAACTATCACTGAAACAGCTAACGGTCAACAATGGGCAGTAGCTTCTCAGTACGATATTGGTATGAATCCAAATCAGATTCCTTTGAATCAGTATTTGGGTTCAATGGCATTCCAAAGCTCAGACGGTATTTCTGTAGGTATCGCATCTTTAACTGGCGATCTAGCAGTCAACGGTAGTAACATCACTACCACAAACACTACATTCACTGTAGCGAACACAACCGCAACTACACTCAGTGTTGGTGGCGCAGCAACTTCTGTCTTGATTGGCGCAACAACTGGCAACACTGTAATCCGTTCATCGAATACGGTATTGTCTGGTGAACTCTTCGTCAACGGTGGCGACATCTTTAGTACAGCAACAACATTCACGTTAGCGAATAACACTGCAACAACTCTAGAACTTGGCGGCTCTGCTAACGTTAACATTGGATCTACTTCTGGCAACACTACAATTCGCAGCGCAAACACTGTATTGACTGGTGACTTGTTTGTT